GAAAAGGATTTTGAAATTTTTGTATAGAGTCTGGTTGTAGAAACCCCAAGCCACTTGTTATTGCTTGTTGTGCCGCTGAAGCTTGATCACTCGCACCTTGAATAAATGGTCTTTGAGTGCCAACCATTGACTCTCCAAGTTCAGCAGCTTTTGATGTAAGTGGATCAGCTCCTGCAATTTGTATTCCAGGCAATCCAAGTGGTGTGTCTAATAACCCTGGTGTTGTTTGTTGTTCGCCATCAAACTCACCAAAAGCTGTTTGAAGCAATCTTTTTTGCAAACCCTCTAAAAAAGGCGGTAATCTTTGTATGTTTTCGTATGTTACTGATCCGTTTGCCATTATGCCCTCGCTTCCAATTTATCCATCATATCGTAGGCTCTTTGTATTCCTTTACGTTGATTGCCATCTCCTAAACCTTTTACAGCATCTTTTGTTAAAACAAACTCACCAGCCATTAACATCGCTGGAACATCATCTTTAGTTCCTGAACCCTCTGATGGATCTATACCACCATTACGTCTTGGAAAAGCCATAGAACCACCATCTTGAGCAAAGGTTATACCACCTAATCTGCCTCCAGGCCCACCAAATCCAAATGGTCTTTGCTCAAACTCACGAGGTCTTTCTTCGTCATCACCACCAGCTAATAGTTGTGCTATTAATCCAGCAGTTAGACCCTCTCCAACTCTAGTATTTAAAAGTCTAGCTAATAAGTTGTCATCTGATATTCCACCTGCTTGCAATAATTCACCAGTAAAAGTTTTTGGAGTCCCTTTTATTCTATCTACAGCAGATTCAACTGGAGGTTTGCCACTCGTTGGTGATGCTCCACCACCTACAGTCTGCTCACTTCTTGTCATCGCAAAAGGTAATTTTTCACCAGAGGGAGTTGTGCGAACATTAGTTCCGTCTTGCATTGTTCTTTGTGCCGTTGTGTCATCAAAAAACGCACCACCAATACCAGCTAGTAAAGCGTTTCTTACAGCGTCTTTGTCCTTGCCACCCATTAATTTTGAGGTTGCAGCACCAGTTAACATTCTACTTAAAAAAGGGCTAATAGCCGCGTCTGATCCAAACAACTTACCTATTCCGGCACCAATTTGAGGTCCTGCAAAGGCACTGATAGCTAATGGAGCTAAATTTTTTAATAGTTTACCAATACTCATGGCTTAATCCTACCTCATTTCTAGTTTTCTGTCTACAGACCACTCGTTGTATTTCTATTCTGTGCAAATTCTTGTATGCTTGCGACAACATGAAGTCTATTTGCAGTTGCCGCTTGTACCTTCAATATTTCTCCACCTTGTAAAGTAAAATCTCTTGTTAACAACTCAATTGTTGTATTAGCAGCTACTGCTTTTACCTTAAATAAACTAAATACATCTGATCCAGAAGTAAGTGTAACAGTTATTGTGTCAGCATTTCCAGAATCCTCTGAAACTAAAATTGATGAAATAACAGAAGCGTTAAAATCTGCACCACTTGGTGCTGTGTATAATGTTGTGTTATCAGTTGATGTTAAATCTAGTTTAGCGTTTGTTATATTTTGTATGTATTGAGGTATGGTGGTAACTAACATTACTGTCTTCCATCTGGTCTAATATCAACCCTTGGAGTACCTAATCTCCACGATACACCTTGATCTGTTGATTCAAGTTTTATATTGAATGATCTACCTCGTAATCTTACATCAACACGATCTGTAAATTGTTCAACTGGAGTCGTTGCAGTTCGTGTTGCAGTTCCACCAGAATTTGTATCATATGTACTGCCAGGTCCATTTCTTGCTTGCAATGTAAAAGTTAAATTAGGATTACCAGTGTTACTTGTTGATCCGTTAAAACTAACATCTGGAATTAATTGTCTTATAAAACTAAATTGATAACCATCTCCTATATCTAGCTGACTGGATTCAACAGATGCTGTCATGGCACTTCCATCATCATCGTTGCCATTTTCATGTTCAAAAAGGTATGATGATCCTGCAGCTATTGGAAATTTCCTAATACCTCGATCATGCCATGCAGTTCTAGTTAAAGTTCCATAATACCAAGTTTTGTTAGAATAATTATAAATAACATACTTATCATTTTCATCAGAGGTTGCAGATGGATAAAACCACCAAACCTCTGTCCATTGCGTGTTTACTGCTCCAAAAACTTTGTCTGATTGTGATGTATTGAAATCAAGAAAAATTTTATCTCTTACTGTGCATGGTAACTGTGTGGTTTGACCTCCAGTATAAATGTAAAAGGTATCAATACCCATCCAAAACACAGAGTCTTCAACTGCCACAGCCGATTTTGAACTAATGATAGTTATACTTTTTGATAACTCTTGCAAACCAAAGGTAAACGGAGGTCCAATAAATCTCATACTAAAAAGACTTCTATCAGTAAAAACAAGAATTTGTTGTCTTGTTTCAACAGCTTGCACAAAAGTAGAACCACTACTTAACCTTAAATCACCAGCAGTATTTGTAGCTGTTGGTGTAAAATCAACTAATGACTCTTGTGATCCAAATCTTATTAACAACGGATCTTGTGTTGTTGTTCCTATTGTATTAGCTCCAAAAGCTATAATATGCCTGTCTATATCAGATACCATTATTTGTTTTGCAATAGTAGGAACGTCTGATGCTCCACTTTCACTTGATAGCAATACTGCTCTATTGCCTAAACCATCGGATTTATCCCAATAAAAAATAGCTCCATCTCTTGGATTAATTAACAAATCTTCACCAAAATTATCATGTGACCACAAACGAATTTGTGCAGTTGTGCCTGTTGCTGCTGCTTGACCCCAACCAAATGTTGAAAGATCTGCATTAACACCACCATATCCACCAGCACCCCATCCGTTACCACCAACACCAGTATCTAGCCCTACATTAATTTGATAAATTCCATCAACTCCAGATCCACCATTACCAGTATCAGATGAATTAGCAGTTGCACTTACTGTTATTTTGTATGAATTTGAATTAACGATTGTTGTTATCTGATGTTCGGCATTAAGTATTGTTGCAGTAATATTGCCACCTAAACTAACTGCACCAGATATAGTAACAAAATCATTTTGAACTGCACCATGAGAAGAATCTGTAACTGTAAGTTCAGCAGATCCATCAGATGCCGCAAATGTAATACTATTTGTTGATGTTTTTCTTACAGGGGTAATGTCAGTAAAACTGCCACCCTCTTCTATGTAATATTTAAGATGTGTGCCAACACCCATAAAGTTTGAGCCATCTAAAGCTAACCAGTTATGTAAAGCTCTAGCTGTTCCTAAATATGTATTGCCTGATTGTTTTACCCAACCACCTATTTTTTCTGGAAAAGGTGTGTAAAATCTAACTTTTTCACAATCAAAATAACCTCCTTCATTTGAAAAAGAAGTTATCTCTCTGTTAATACCAGGTCTAAATTTTAAACTTGTTAATGGCATAATAATCTCTTACTTAAATGGTTCGCCACAAAACCATGCAACTAAAGAATATCTTGTGCCTTTTGTTACAGGTTTTACTCTGTGCAACATATAAGATGGAAAAACTAAAACAGTTCCTCTTTTGCTACGAACTTGCACTTTGTTAAAGAATTCAAACTGACCACCTTCAAAGTCATCATTTAATATTATAGACATTGATAATTTTCTTGTTTTTCCGCATGTGTATGGATTGTTATTTTCATATCTTGTAAAACCATTACCATCTATATGCCAGTCATAATGTCCGTCTTTATTATATCTTCCTATTTGCATTTCTTCGCAAGAATCTATTTTAAAATTCCAGTTTGAGTTGCGATTTGCTACCTGTAAATAATCCCAAACCAAATCATATACCCATTGTTCGTTACACCAAGTAACATCTGTTTCCCTTACTTCATATTTTTCTTCAGGTTCTGAGTTTAGATTATCAAGAATACCACCTTTTTGCCATTTTTTTGCCAAAGCAATAATTTTGTCACAAGTTTTTTTATCAACTGCACTTTCAAAAAACCAATGCTCACAAGTGGCATTATGGACTACTGCGTTTGTTTCTATTTTAGTAAGATTATTCGTAGACAACCCAACCTCTTGTGTTATCTTCTTGATAACTTGTTTCATTCCAAATATACATTTTACCATCATTTGGATAGCTTAAAGGTGGCTTCCAAGCCTTCTCACTTGAACTATAAACCCAACTCTCAAAAGGTTTTATTGTTATAAATGTATCACTTGCTTCGTCATAAGTGTAACCTTCTTGAGCAAAATGACCTCTAAAGTTAGAGTTAAAACTTGTTTGTTTCCAGTTAGAATATCCAGTATCATTTGTTAATTTTGTTATTCCCAATGTCTCACTCTCTGGATAATCTTTATTTTCCAAATCATCATTGGCTACAAAATGTACTTCTAATACCTTATTATTTTCATCTAATTTTGCAAAATGTGCCATTAGTCTTTAACCCACCCTTTTGTATTGTCTGCTTGATAAACATCTTCGTCCCAATGGTAGTAAGTACCATCTGTTGGAGTCGGTGCTGTTAATGGTGCTTCCCATCTCCATGTGCTTGTGTTTAATGTCCAACTTCCAAAAGGTTGAGGTTCATAAAAAACATCATTGGTAGTATCATAAATAAAACCTATACCAGCATAATTCCCTCTAAAATTATTATTATAACTTGTTTGTTTCCATTTTTGATGTCCAGTAACGTCTCTACATATTTTTACACCAAATGCTTCACTTTCTGGAAAAGGCAAAAAATGTATATCAACATTATTAACAACTGTAACTTCCGTAACAATATTATTGTCATCTAACCTTGCGAAATGTGCCATTATTGAAACCTATATCTTATTATAACTATTCCACTGCCACCATTTCCGCCTGGTCCACCAGGAAGTCCAGAACCACCTCCACCTCCACCAGTGTTACCAGATCCAGGATTACCTCCACTATTGGCATTTCCATTTCCTCCACCACCAGAACCTCCTGGCGCGGCTCCTTGAGCGGCGGCTCCACCACCACCTCCTGCTCTTGTTCCACCAAATGTAGAGCTTGTTTTACCTGACCCACCAGGAGAACCAGTATTAGGACCAGCATTAGAACCAGAGGCACCAGCACCTCCGCCTCCACCACCACCATTACCAGTGCCGTTTCCACCAGGATTGCCTTGACCACTTGAACCAGCACCTCCTGCTCCACCAGGTCCACCAGCAGATCCGCCGCCTCCACCACCAGAGCCACCAGCGGCTCCATTCGCGGCAGGTCCACTACTACTATTAGTAGCTCCACCACCTCCTCCACCAGTGGCAGTATTTATTGAACCTACACTAGAGTTACTACCATTAGCTCCCGTTGATCTATTAGTTCTACCAGTACCACCTCCACCGATGCTTACACTATAACTTCCAACACCAGCAGGAGTTCCTGCACCACTACTTGCTTGTTCTTTATGACCACCAGCTCCACCTCCACCAGATTCTAAGGTAGATGCACCTCCACCTCCAGCTACACTTAATACATCAACTTTTCCAGCAAAATTAGTTCCCTCTCCTGCTGTGTTAATTGTAAAAGTGCCGTTTCCAGTGAATGTGTGTATTCTAAAATTACCACTTGTTGAGACGCTTCCACCACTTGCAGACATAAATGATTGTAATACTGAACCTCGAAAATCGTCCATCTGTAATGGACCAGATGATGGTATTTCACCATTGTTACCAGTTGTTCCAGAAGGCACATTACTACCTCCTGCATAATATTCACTCATACTTATTGGATTAGAGCCACCAAATTCTGTTTGTATTTCTGAAAGTGTTACATCACCAGATGAAGGAATTGCCATTTACTACCCCTTTTTTAATTCATCTATTTCTGCTTTTAGGTCTTTTATTGCTTCAATCAAAACTGCTGTTAATTTGCCATAATCAACTGATTTAGTTTGCATTTCATCATCAGCAGTTAGCACAACCTCTGGAACAACAGCTTCCATATCTTGTGCCAAAACACCAATCTGTGGTTTTGGATTTTCTACATCATTTCTTTTATAATGAACGCCTTGCATACGCATTACTTTTTCTATGCCGTTTTCTATATTAGAAATATCTGTTTTTAATCTTTTATCAGAAAAAGCAGTCACATCATTATTAAAAGTCGCCGCTCCTGCACCAGACATATCAAGTGTAAGAGCAGTTATAGTTGAACCACCATCATTCCCTTTGAAGATAAGGTCTTTATCTTGAACTTTTGCACCAATCACAGCATCACTTGAACTATTAGATATGTCTAAAATAGAAGTTCCATCATCTTTAAATATTATCTCTCCACCATCAGCATCAAGACTAATAGATCCCGCAGAATCAATTGTTAAATTACCAGATGATAAATCAATTTCTGTGCCATCAATGGTTATATTATCAACAGCTACTCCACCATCAAAAACTGCTGAAGCTCCAGTAACAGAACCATTAAAAGTTGCATTTCCAGCGGCAGACATATCAAATGTCAACGCAGTAATTCCTGAACCTCCGTCATTACCTTTTATAAGAATATCTGCATCTGATACTTTTGATTCAATCTCAAAATTATTACTTGCGTTATTTAATGTAGCAATTTCAGTGCCACCATCCTTAAAAGATATATTAGCACCATCTGCATCTAATATTATATCTCCAGCAGAATCAAATGTCATATCACCAGAATTTGTTTTGACTGTGCCAACATTAACAGATCCACCAGATAAATCTAAATCTACAAAAGCATCTACTACTGCTGCACCAGAACCTGCACCATCAAGATATACACATTTTGCATCGCCAGGTCCTATGGTTACATTCGCACCAGAACCTTGTGATATAATTATATTTTGTGATCCACTTGTTGCATTTTCAATTATATGCACTCTTTTCATAGTATTTGGACCTATTGTAATTGTGCAAGCAGAGTCTAATGTTCCAGTATATTTTAAGAACAATGCTCTCCCAGCATCAGATGATCCATCTGCTATTGTTGTTGTATGTGTGTCAGCATTTGTTGTTATGGCTTCCGTGCCAAACCCTAATGCTTCACCAATTAGTTCAAGATTTGTGTTGGTTGAAGTACCCCATGTTCCTGATTCATCACCAGT